TACATTATTAATTGCAATCTCTACTATTGCTTTGGATGCTGTTTCAGAAGATGGAACAAATCCCAAATCCTTTGCACGACTTACTACATTCTTTCTAATCTGTGCAGAGTCTAAGAAGAGTTCACTACCAGCAATGTTGGTATTGACTGCACTAATGTGTGATGCATATGCAAGAACATCAACCAATAATGACATTGTTGATCCTTCAAAATCGTAATCTTTAAGTCTGTCTTGTCCTTTTAGATAATTTTTTAAATTATCTGCTATTTCATCGAAATCTAAATCGGTGACATTTATTTGTGAGCTTTTTATTGCCATTATCGTGTCCTTCTAACTGTAAATTCTACTTCTTGATTGGGCATGCCATTTCTAATCTTGTAATGAATTACAACTTGCATAGCATTATTATCCGTTTTAAAGAACCCACAAGCTACTCTTTCAATTCTAGGTTCAAGCATCTGTATGGTGCTTTGTAATTGTTTCTGCGCACGACTTAGTTTGACATCTGTATCTAAGTCAAATAAAAGATTTCTTATACCACCACCTAAAGATGGTTTAAATGGTCTTTCATAGTAATTGGTTAACACTATATTTTTAACTGATCTCTTAATAGCATCTGAGTCAAATTTTCTAGAGACATCTCCTGTTATCGGATGAGCAGTAAAAAATAAATCCAAATCTGAATATACATCAGGTGATGTAACAGTCTTTGCTTTACTTACTATATCTTGTGCCATACTTCTATTTATATCCTTTATCTATTTTATGCAGCAGTTGGAATAGCAATATATTCATCGCCTTCTGCAGCTGCCGTATCTAAAACTATATCACCATCGACTACTTCGTAATCTTCAAATAATACTCTTAAATTACTCTTATTAACCACTACAACATTTCCTTCTGTATAACTTCCCGCAATTGTTGTTTGTCCTATTGATGTAGTAATATGATTAACTACTTTTTCTATAGAAGGAGGCCCACCTCTTTGGTGAAGACCTGAACTTGCAAGCACAACATCTTTAATATCAAAATCTTTCATTGATTTAAGTTTATCAAGATTAATAGGAACTGTAAAATTCATGCCTACTAATAGTAACATATCATGGAAAGTTAAATTAATTAAATCAAAAATTGCACCTAAACCTATTGCATCGAAGAATGCCTTAACTATTTTTACCCAATCAAATAATAGTTTCTTTTGCCAGTTGATTGAGAAGTCTCTTGCAGCTATGATGAATTCATCAATCTGATCTTCCAATGAGGTTACAGATTCATCTATTTCAGCTCCTATAATTGTTTTCAAAGGTAAAGGCCCGATTTGTAAATCTAATATCTTATCTCTAATTTCTGTTCTCATTTCTTTGCCTAACAAAATAGCTTCATCTTTTACGTTCACTGATATTTCTTCTTTTGACTGTAGTTTAAGGTCTTCTGCTTTTAAATCTTTTAATTTTTCTATATCTAATCCTGCCTTTTCAGCAGCTGCAATTTCTGCCTCATACTTTAATTTTATCATATCAATCACTGCATCAATTATTTTTGGAATATCCATTGTAAACAATGCAGTAATATTTGGTAGTCCTAATGCATCCCAAATTATATCAAACATTCCAATTAATTCTTTATATGCTTTGTAATGCCAGTTTTGCATCCAATCTTGTATTTCACTTTTAACAAAAGACCATGTTGCCTTTGCTTTCAATTCATTACATCTTACACCAAAAGACTCGGCACCATCAAACTGCCGATAACATTTAGGAATCATTTTAAAAAATTTGTCTACTTCTGCGGATACCAATTCATGTGTTTCTGCTTTAAGGTCTTCTGCTGATAAATCTGCTTTTCCTTCTAATGCTTCTATCTTTGCCTTAACATCTGTTCCCATTCCTGAGATTTGTGCAATGATTCTTTCTTGTTCTTCTTTAGTTGTAATTTTGGGAATATTAATACTAATACCAATAACAGTTAAAGTCATATCAAGAGGAATAATTTTAGCTATTAAATCCATCATCTTCGCAGGAACATACAAATGAAACTCTGCAATTAATTGTGTTACTGCATCTTTAGCTTCCTTACTCCAATTTCGAACCGTTCCTTTCTGCCAATATGGACTGAGAATACTCTCAAACTTTTCCATATACCCTTCAACATCTTCAATGACACTTTCTATTTCTTCTTTTACTTCTGCATCAATATTGTCTCCCATTTGAACTAGATAAACTTTAAGTTTGGGTTTAATGTCCCCAATACTATTGATTGCATTACATAAATCTCCTTTAGTCGGGAAATCAAAAAGATCGCCAGGCGGACATTCGAGTTTTGTTGGTAGTTCTAATGAAACAGTAGCCATTATGAGTTCCAGTTAAGTTCGTCACCAGTGATACTGACTGTTTTAGAAGTTATGACTATCTCTTTCGTTGCTTCAATACTTAATGTGCCTTGATCTGCATCTTCACCTACAAAAAGTGCCATATCTTTTGACGCTTTCACGTTTGCTCTACCACCAACATCTGCTGACATATTCCCAAGAACATTTATATTTGCATTACCTTCAACATGAACAATAACATTACCACCAATATATACTTCATCATGACCACATATTATTGAATAGTTATCATTAACTACTCTAGTTGCCATTGATCCATCAGGGCCGATTTCCGCAAAGGTTCCTGACCTATGCCACCATGACAATCTCTCTGCACTTGGTGTATCATCTACTTCTAATACATGTCCTGATTCAGAATGCAAAACTTTATTGTATGGATATTTTGCCTTTGAAGGTGATTTATAACCCCTAAGAGGGGATGGCACTTTATATACATCTTTATCTAGTTTCTCGAATACGTCTTCTTTAAGGAAGTCATGCGTTGCATAAGGTGAGCCAGGCATGAAGAGTCTTTCTTTTAAAGGGTAAAAGGGAAGGTCTGAATCTGTTAATGTTTTTTCAGTTATAGACGAAGCCTCTGCGTCCACAGGGCCAGCGTCCGAGGTATTGACCCTAGTATACTTAATAGTTATTGACTCAGGTTCTTTTGGTGCATCCTCTAATCCGCTGACGCCTCTATCACCCATTCCGTGAGGTCGCTTTCCACCCGACTGTTCGGACATTGGAAAATCAGGTGAGTCTTCGTAATCTTCAAGCTTTAGTCTTCTTGGATCATTAAACCCTTTAGTAACACTTCTTCTTAAGTTTTTCCCTTCTTTATCTTGTATATAAAATTGAGATGGTATCCCAGCTGCAGAATGAGTGACTACTGGGTCTTGTTTAGTTTCACCATCTCTAAAGAAACCGAATACCGTAGACCCTTCTACGAGTCCGTGTTGTGTTCCAAATCCTGATATGGCTGCAGACGTTGTTGGTAATAATACTTGAGCCCATGGTAAATCAGGTGTTGCAATTTTTGATTTATCATCAGTATGAATACCATGACAACGAACACGAACCCTTCCTATCTGCATAGGATCGTGTCTATCTTCTACTATTCCGAAAAATGTTATCATTCTATCCACCACCATCATTCACTATTGATACTGCTTTACCTTGAGATGCTAAGTGGTGTGCATCTGAAATTTTCATTGCAAAGGATTCTTTAACACATTCTATATCCATTACTCCCCTCTTCATCTGAGGATTCCCCTTTACTGCAATATCTGTTATAAGATATCTCTGATCGTTTAATTCATCTTTCAAGTCCAATCCTTTCGGTGCCATCGGCCCTTGAATAACTTTTATAATTGTTCCCACTGATAAATCTGTTCTTAAAGGAATGGTAATAACAATTCTATGTTGATTTAATAATTCTAACATTGCTCTTCTTTCTAACTTATTTGATGTTCCACTTCCTGCTGTAAAGACTTCAGGGAACATGTGTCCTAGATTATCATAAGAATGCGTCATGGTATTTCCATATGAAACAAAACTGTCGGGATGTTTATTAGGTGGTAGATTTTCGTCATCAGGAATGGTTGCTGGATCAGGACAAGAAAAATAGTCTTGTATATCCATTATCCTTTCTCCATCAGTGTGTATTAAAGGAAAACCTGATAAATGTTTATCAGGCCCACGATTCCATGTTTCTTCCAAATCAAAAACCTCTTCTCTTGTCATTTGCCATATTGGGTCATATGTTATCCGCTTTGATGCATATGCACCCGCAACTGTTCCTGCCAGTGTATCAAATAATTGAGGTTTCGACATAGTGAACACTTGAGTGCTAAATCCTTTTTTATCATCCAATGGAACATCGTCAGCTCCTTCTTCTTGCACGATGTTTCTTGGAGCTTGTGAGAATTCTATGTCTTGTGCAGTTGCTAAATTACTAGCATTAAACATTTCATCAATCGATTTAAATCTAAAACCACCAGTAAGTGTTTGATAAAAAAACATTCCATTTTTATACACTCCCTCGTCTCCTAGACTTGCATTATTAACACAATAATCTATGACACTTCCTACAGTCCAATTAGGTGCAATGAATTGTATATTGTCAGGATCAGTTTTTTCCCAATTTTCTCCTTCATATTCTCCTGCTCCAACTTCAAGATTTGATTCAGGTATTTTAGCTTCCTCAACTAAAATCTTTTTCAATATTTTATTATAACTACCTCTAAAAACTCTACTTACTCTATTCCTTCTACAAGAAAATAAACGAGGTTCACAAAGGTTTATAACATAGTTTTGTGTCATCTGTCCTTGTTGTGTAAGTGCTTGAATTTTATAGATACGAAAAAGTTTATCAATAGTGGTTGGAATAGGTACTTCAACTTTCTCTTCTAATGATTCCCTTATTTGTTTAATGACTATATGAACAAATTCTTGTCCTGTTAAACGATAGTTTTTTGGAAAATTAAGACCATCAGACATGGCAAGTGTTGCACTACAAAATTTATTATAGATACTTTCGTTGAGAGTAAACTCTGATACAACTTCCTGAATATTAATCGTATCACCATGTTGATTAATAAGGTTAAAAGCATCAATAGTAAATGTACCTTGTAAAGGAGCTTTTATTATGTCTTTTCCAACTTCACTCATAAAGTCTCCCTTATGCCATCATTATCTTTTCAAACTCTGATACCACTTGTCTAATGTATTCAGGTCGAATCACTTTAATCTTTCTTTTTTCTTCATTGTCATCGTATTCTTGAGTAGAGAATGATACTGAAGAAAACCCTGTATCTGAATAATTCTTTTTAATTCCATCAACATCTTCATAGTATGAAGTCCCATCAATTTCATTAACCACTGATTGAAGAGTAAATGACTTTCCACTTACTATTCCTGTGATAGTTTGATTCGCTAACCATGTTCCACCAACAACTGCAATTCGTTTAAAAGTTGGATCAACCTTTACAACATTCCCTGTGGTAGTTCCGTTAGAAACCTGTTCACCTAAGAGAAATTTAGATGCAGAAGATACTATGTCTGTTGTTACACTTGCATTTAACCATTGGCCTGAATACTTTTCATTCATATAGTTGTTATAAGTTTCTTGATCTTTATACCATTCATAATAATTTTCAAATTGATTAACTAAAAAGAATGTCCAATGTAAATTGCCATCACCATAAAGTTTTGTTGCCACTACATCGGGTCTTTCACCATCTTGTATTTCATAGAAAGTATATTCAATAACACTGTTAACTGCATCTTGTTCAATTGAAGATTTACGAAAAAAATCTTTAATAGTAACAACTTTACCATTTGATAAAGTGTATTGTAGTTCGGGAAAATTTTTAAAATACTGATTAGCCATTATCCGTCATCACCCTCAACCCTATTAGCAAAACTTTTTCCTGACGTAATACTCTTATCGCCGAGTGGTGAAATTTCTTGATAAGATTCTTGAGTAAGAATCTTAAGTTCTAAGAACCCTAATTGCATTGTAGTCTTAATTGGTTGACCATCTTTATGAGTTGAAAATTTAAGACCACCAGTATGATTAATATTACACTGAGTGCAAACCATGGGTAAAAATCTATCTACTTTGTCTCGTATTGGGCCTTCCCAGTCTACATCAAAAATATTAGGGAAGTTAAAATAGTTTTCTGCAAAATTTTCTTCTCCAGCACCCCATGATGCATAAGTGTCAGGTAACATTGCAGTTCTAAACGTGTAAATAATTTTATTAACCTGTGCAGCTTCAGCTGCTGATTTAGGATAAAAGATATAATTAAAAGACCACGGTCTAAAGGAGACACCCTTTAACATTTGTTCTTGCATTGGATTAACAGCTCTACCTTGTAAAAGATTTCGATGATTACCTGTGGCTGCATTCAAAGCTTTTTGTCCCATCTCAACAAAACCTGACACCATTCCTTTCGCTGCACCCATCCAACCGATGCTGCCATCTTCATCTCCATGCACCCCTCGCCAGAAAGACCCAACTTCTGTGGTCTCATAGTCAACTGTAGCTACAGAATTTATTTCATCAGGAACATATAATCTAATTTCCGTAGAACCCTCAAAAAATAAATTCTTCCCTGAGGCACCTTGACTCTCGGCTCTATCTTGACGTGATCGAACAGCAAAAACAATATAATTTTCTAACTTATCATGGATAGGATACATTAATTCTTGAGTGTCACCCTCAGGAGTTTGAGCTGCTTTATATTGAGCAGCCAACGTGCCTGATGAAGTTCTTCTTGCAGAGGAGTTTGAATTCATTTTCTGAAGAACCGAACTTGCTCTTGCGTGGTCTGACTGGAGCTCTGCTGAATTTATAACAGTATCATAACCGATACTGTTCCATTTTGATTGTATCCCTTTAATTGACCTAATTGCCTGTGATGCTTTATTGACTTTTTTAAGAATCCGACTTAATCCCATGGGGTTCCTCTTGATTTATAAATATGAGTAGTATTATCTAGTGTTACTGTTATTTATGTCATATAGAGGAAAGTATAAACCAAAGAACTATAAAAAATATAGGGGAGACCCTACAAAGGTCTTTTATCGCTCCATGTGGGAGAGAAGATTCATGGATTATTGTGACAGAAGCCCCCATATCCTAGAATGGAACAGTGAAGAAATCATTATACCTTATATATCACCCATCGATAAGAAGGGTCATAGATACTTTCCTGACTTCTATATCAAGAAAAAAGATGCACAGGGAAAAATCTCTCGTGAGATTATTGAAGTTAAACCCAAGAAACATTTAGAACCACCTAAAAGAAAATCAAGAACAACCCAAAAGTTTTTGAGAGAGACCGCCACTTACGCAATCAATCAAGCAAAGTTCAAAGCTGCTGAAGCGTATTGCAAGGAACGAAAATATATATTCAGAATATTGACAGAAGATCATCTAACTTAACATAAATAGTTATATGGCATCTTTGTTAGAAAAACTATCAAAAGAATCACCTTCTAATTTAAAAAAGCGAAGTATTGAAAGTATGAATTGGTTTAGATCGAATGCAAGATTAATTAAAACCACACCCCAAGCTTGGCAAAGAAATATAGATGAGTTTAGAGATAAATTTGAGTTAGGTAAAATGTATATGTTTTTCTATGATGCAAAACATAAAAAGACATTACCTTATTGGGATAGATTTCCTGTTATGATTCCTGTAGAAAGATATGAAACAGGTGTTCTTGGCATAAACTTACATTACATATCACCTAGAGACAGAGTAAAATTAATGGATGGATTGTTTGACTTAATTAATGAAAAAGAGTTCACTGATTCAACTAGATTCAGATTGACTTATGATTTACTAAAAAGTGTAACCAAAGTAAGAATGGCTAAACCTTGTATTAAACAATATCTTTGGGGACATGTAGACAGTCGGATAACAGAAATTCGTCCTGACTATTGGGATATAGTTGCAATGTTACCTGTCCAAAAATTTAATGTCAATGCAAACAGAGTGTATAACGAAAGTAGGAAACAATACTAATGGCACACGGAAATAAAGTAGATTCAGCAGGCAGAGCAGTTTATGATGCCGACCACCCTATACCTGAAATCATTGTTAAAGGAAAAATGGGTTGGAGAGGTAAACTCAGAAAAGGAATTAAGGGTTGGTGGGACAATGCATTTGATGATACTCAATCCATAGACAAATTTAAAGCAAACTTTGATGGTGGTGCAAGAGCAAATAGATTTAATGTAGACATAATGGGGCCAGAAGGGATAGCACTTCAAGGTCTTAGATGTGAATCAGTTTCTATGCCTGGCAGACAATTGACACATGAAGGTTGGTCAGCTTACGGCCCACTTCAACATATGCCATACAATATAGATCATGATGGCAATCAAGTAACAATGACATTTAGATGTGATTCAACATTCTTTGATCGTCTCATTCTTGAAACATGGCAAACTGCAATTTTTACAGCTGGAACTGGTGATAGTTACCACCCAATCTTTAATTATTATCAAGATTATATTGGAACAGTACAAATAGATCAACAAAGAAAAGACGGCTCACCAGCACTTAGATACGAACTAAAAGAAGCATATCCTATTGCATATGCAGCTCAAGAATTAAACAGCACCACTACAGATGATATTATGAAGTTTAGTGTCACCTTTGCATTTAGAACATTTGAAACTTCTTATCATCTTCCTGATTCAGGAGGGCTTTTTGGTAAGATAAATAAAGGACGTAAGTATTTAGATTTGGCACTAAATACTTTAAAACTGGGTTCAAGATTTAACAAGAAAGCAGGAAAATGGTTAAATAAACTTGAAAGTTTAGATACAGCTCTTGCTAGAGGAGCCCAAACGTATAAACAACATGGTGGTGGATAACCACCAAGTGGTTAAATAATGGAGTAAATTATGGCTGGATTACCAATCCAATCAGCACCAACTTATACTTGTGTGCTGCCAAGCGATGGTCGTGAAATTAAATTTCGACCTTTTCTTGTAAAAGAACAAAAGGTATTAGTGCTCGCTAGAGAAAGTGAGAATGCTAGACAAACATTAGAAGCTGTTAAGATTCTAATAAACAATGTGACATTTGGTGAAGTTGATGCAAATGAACTTCCCATGATCGATATGGAATACCTGTTTATTAAAATTCGTTCAGTTTCAGTTGGTGAAACAAGTGATATTCTTTTGAATTGTTCAAACGGAGATTGCAAAGGATCAGGAGAAGTAACAATTAATCTTGATGATGTGAAGGTAGAAGGAGAATTTCCTGACGACACAATTATGATTACTGATGAGTTGGGACTTGTTCTTAAACTTATGAAAGTAAAAGATATAGGTGGTTTAGACGAGCTGAATGAAGCAGATCAAGTTATCGAACTTCTAAAACGATCAATCGTTAGAATATTCGATGCAGAAAATGTGCATGAAGCATCAGATATAAATTCTAAAGACCTTGACGAGTTCATTGACAATTTAGCATTTGGACAATTGGAAAAATTAGGTGACTACTTTGACAAAGCACCAAAACTTCAAAAAGAAGTGGAGTTTAAGTGTAATACTTGTGAAACAATTAACACAAGAATGTTAGAGGGCCTACAAAGTTTTTTTTAATATCTCTTTCTCATGAAAGCGTTTATAATTATTATAACACTAACTTTCAGTTAATGCAACACCACAAGTATTCGTTATCTGAGTTAGAAGATATGATACCTTGGGAAAGAGAGATTTACATAAATCTCTTACTTCAGTTTCTTGAAGAAGAAAAGGAGAGACAAAAGGCAAGAGAAGCCAAAATGAAATCTAGATAATAGAGGAAGGACACAATGGCAGATAAAATGATATCCACATTTAGTGGAGACATGGATCGCAACGAAGTCGAGATGGACTTGAATAAGTTCATGGACATGATGACGATCCAAAACGATCTTAAGGAAAGAATTAGAGACCTTGAGGCAGACAAAGAAGTTAATCCATGGCAAAGATGGATACACTTTGCATTCATGGTAGATCAATGGAGAATATTTCCACGGTTATTTTTAACGGTGTATATATTTTTATTGTATTACGCGGCGATGTGGTTTATGGGCTTAGAAGCACCCTCACTTGAACAATCAGGTTTAGTATCTGTATTGGTTGGAGCGGGAGCTGCATGGTTCGGACTATATGCCGGCACTGGAAAAAAACAAGCTGAGAACAAAGCATAATGGATTTAAAACAATTAGTAGCATCAACCTTAGGGATTGATGTATCGGATGTTAAAGATAACTCTCATATACTAAATGAGTTAGCATCTGATTCTCTTGATACTGTAGAACTAATAATTGCAATTGAAAGTGAATATGGTATAACCATACCTGATGAAGATGTAGAAAACTTTGCAACAGTAAGTGATATCCAAAACTTTATTGACGAACAGGGATAATAATCCATGGCCGAAAAAACAATACAAGATCAGATCAATAAGACAACTAAAGAGATTGATAAAGCTACTGAGAAACTCAATCCAGCATTCACCAAATTAGTCGATAATCTTTCTGAAACAAACCGAGAATTAGCAAAAGAAGTTGCTGGTATTAGATTATCGGCAAAGAATACATTCGCTGGTGCATTACAAGCAAATAAGTTTAATAAATTAGGAAATAATTTATCAACCTTTTTAAAAGAAGGAGAAAAAGCACTCGATCCAAAACAGTTTAAACAACTTAAAGATGCTATGGGTGAAATGGACTTAAAAGGTTTTGAAGAACTTAATCAAAAAGTTATAGAACATGAAAAAGACATAATTGACTTAGAGACTAAAAAAGCTAAAAGATTAGATGAAGCAGAGAAAGAGGGAAATTCATTATGGGAAGCAGAGCAAGACATCCAAGCACAGAAAAAGAAACTCAACAAATACACAGAAGCAGGAATTGATGAACAGTCGGTTGGGTATCAAAAAGAGTTTAAAAAATTACAAGAACTGCAAACTGCTGGAGAAGAGAGACGAAAAAGTTTAACAGCATTTGCTGATGCAGAGATCAAAGAGAAATCAGACCTCTTGGATGAAGAACTCAAAGAAAGACAAGAATTCAATGACCAAGCAATAAAATCATTTAGAGAACTGAATGAGAATGCTGGTAAACTTGGAAAATTCACGGATGGAATTAGAGACTTAACTGGTATTGATCTTGGTGGTATGATTGATGGCATGATGAGTAAAGTCAATTCCATCGGCAAAGTTCTTACACTAGGTAAAGAAGATAACATGTCAGGTGTCTTGATTGAAAAACTCACAGAAGGGTTTAGTAAACTTGGTGATGCCATGGGAAATTCATTAGCAATGTTCGCTGGTGCGGCAGGTTCTGAAGCAGTTGGTAAAAGAGTTGGGGAAGATATCGCAGGCATATGGAAAAAAGGCCTTACTGACCCAATGGAAAAATCAAGTGAGGCAATCGGGAAAGCTGGTAAGAAAGGCCTTAAAAGTGTGCAAGGTATATGGAAGAAGAAGCCAGAACAAATGGAAATGTTTGCAGAAGAAGAGGGTAAGTTTGGTGCAGCTTGGGGAAAAGCGTCAAAAACAATCTCCAACTCTGCAAAAGCTTTTGGCACCATGGCCAGAGGTTGGTGGAAGAGTTTTAAAGGTCTCATGAGTAAAGCATGGACAAATATAACGCAATGGAAGATAGCGACTAAAATGCAAAGCGTCTATAACTTTGCTTACATGAAAACCTTTAAAAAATGGATAGCAACAGGATGGCAATGGCTCATGTCAACGAAGATTTTCACTGGACTACAATCCATACTTAACGCAGCAAGAAAATCTGCCTTTGCAGCATGGTTGGCTGTTATGTGGAAAGATGTTATCTTTATGATAAAACAAACTGGAAAAATGATTGTATTGGCTGCAGGCAAGATGGTAGCATGGGCTGCTAATATGGTAGCTCAGATAATCAATATCGCTGCATTGTTAATTCCAATATTACCCATCATTGCAATAGCACTTGCAGTTGTTGCTCTCGCCGCATTATTAATATGGGGCGGAATGAAGTTATATGAAAGTTCAGAACTGTTCCGTAGTTATATTGACATGGTTGTAGGTTACTTTAAAGATGTAGCAAATATTATAGGAGATATCTTTGGTGGATTCTATGACTTCTTTGCTGGTCTCTTTACAGGTGACTGGGATCGAATGTTTGGTGGTCTTAAAGATATCTTTGGTGGACTATGGGACTTAATGTTAGCACCGTTTAATGCAGTCTTTGACTGGTTAAAAGAAACCTTTGGTTTTGATCTAGGTGGAATGATTACAAAACTTGCAAGAAAGATATTACCCAACTGGGCTTTAAATCTATTAGGTTTAGGTGGCACCGAAGAAACAGATAAATTACAAGAAGCCCTTGTTCCTGAGAGAGAAGGAAGAAAAGAAGATAGAGCTCTTAGGGAGTCAGCAGAAGAAAGTGGTCTATATGAATATAATGCACGAGGTGAGAGTGTAGTTGATCAAACTAAAGTAGGGAATGCATCAGACGAACAACTTGAAGCGATTATAAGACATGGTGATATTTCTAATGATCAGAAAATGATGTTACTTCAAGAACTCAAAAGCAGAAGTGATGTTGGTGCAGAGAATCCTAGTGTTGGAGATATGGTTGGAGAGGCCTCAGTAGGAACTGAAGCTGCCACACAAGCAGCTGGTGATATTACTGTTAATTCTAATGTGCAAACAGATAATTCTACTAGAAATAAAATAAACTTAACACAAGATGCTAAAGAAACTGATAGAAGTCTTCTAGGCACAAGCGGTCTAATACCAATCCTTGAAAACTAGACACTACGAACACTAAGAACACTGAAATAACGCGACTTCAACAGTAACCTCTTTCGTCTAAATTATCCTTTTTATTTTTTTTCCGATTGTATTTTGTGCGATCTTTATGGACTTGAGTCAGTCCATGGGTAGGAGTTTTCTTTCTGCCTTTCGGTATTTTCAATATAATTTTCATCTAAACATTGTCCACAGACAGTTCCTAATCTCTCCTTAAGAACAGGAGAATCAGTTAAGTCTTTCTCGGTTATTGCATTGCAAATGCAAACATACATTTCTTAAACTCCATAGGTGGAACTCCACCCTACTATTTTTTAAATAGGATGAAGAACTCACATTCATTCGGGTTTTCGGAACAGTATTCTTTTAATTGAGCAATCAGAACTTCATAATCTATTAGGCTCGTTTGAGTCCGAGAATGACTACCCTGTTCCTTTATTCGTTTCCCGCTTCTTCTTCGGGTTCATCACTTGCTGAGTCTGTCTTTTCATCGACAAATTCTGCTGAAGCTTCCACTAGACCTGCTGAAGTATCAACAACAAACGCTGTAGTATCTACAACATCTTCTGCTACTGCACTCACAATCTGTGAAGTTCCAGTTACTACCGCGTCAACAGTTCCAGTAACAACGGTTTTACCGCCTTCCCAAACTGCTTCCATCGTAGAGCAGGCACCTAATGTAACCACGAAAAGAGCTACGATCAATGATTTCAAATAGTTCATTGTCATTTTCCTCTAACTTAAGTTAATATAAATTGTATAATCCATCTGATCTATACAAGGTTATTCGATACCCATTGTTGGGTATCAGTAAAGTATTTATCTATTTTCTCACCCCATAATTGAGAATGTGGGTGTTTATTATGCATTTCTTCTGTCCTAAAAAAGGAACCATTACCTGTATGATACATTATATCGTATACAATCTCCAAGCAATGCACTATTAACATGACAAGT